CCACTATCTGAAGCATGGTTTCAGGTACATGGGACGTATCACTATTGACACGGACGTGGTAAGGGAGAACAATCAAACCTACAGGCTCGGTTATTCTGAAATGTGCAAAGATGGTTCTAAGATGGGTGTAGGTTGTCCCGAATATGTTTTATTATTCCGCAAGCTGCCATCAGATACCTCGAAAGCATATGCAGATACACCTGTGACAAAGGAAAAGTACGGTGAGTACTCGTTGGCCCGCTGGCAGATAGATGCACACGCTGATTGGAAAGATAGTGGAAACAGGCTTCTAACATTCGATGATGTAAAGAATTTAGGTATAGACCAAATTCGCAGGTTCTTTAGAGATTACTCAAAGGAACATATTTATAACTATGAAGACCATGTAGCGTTTGCTGAAGAGTTAGAGGGACACAATAAGCTACCGCGCACATTTATGGCCGTTGACCCTGTAAGTCACAAGGACTACATTTGGGACGATGTGGTTAGAATGAAAACGCTGAACTCTCGACAGTCACAGAAGAATTTGCAGATGCATATTTGCCCGTTGCAGATAGATATCGTAAATCGTCTGATAGAGCGATATTCAAACAAGGGAGAATTGGTCTTTGACCCGTTCGGTGGAATACAGACCGTACCCTATTGTGCGGTAAAACTTGGACGAAAAGGGCTGTCTACGGAGTTGAATTATGATTATTGGCGAGATGGACTTGCTTATTTACATGAAGCGGAAATGGAGGTTGCCTCGCCGACTTTGTTTGACTTAATAGATATTGTATGATATGGATTTCACGTCAGTTTAATAAAAAGGAGGATTGAAAGATGATTAAAACATTAATATTATTATTTGCCATTATATCCATTGTCCTTTACATGGTATTTGCTTTCATATTTTGGGATATAGCATGGGTGGTGAATTACGAATGGTATGTGAGATTTTTTTACACTCTCGTATCCGTATTAATATCATTTGCAATATTAGTTGATATGTCGGAAACAAAGTAAAGTAAGTATATAGTAATAGTGCATAAATGTCCATTATCTTGGACGTGAATTGGACAAAAAAGTATGTATTTGTACATAAATGTACATTTAACGAAAAATTTAAAAAAGAAGAAGTATGAAGAAATATACAATAGAATTAACAAAAGAACAGTTAGAAGGAATTGCTTATGCTTGTAAAGTAACCGACAGGTTAATTCTTGGGCAGCTTAGTATGCCTTTAAAAGATGTTTGTTTGAGCGCATGGTGGAAATTGTATACAGGTAACTATCCATCATGGATGAGGGAGAATATCAGGAAAACATCTGATATTGTAGACTGGCATATTAAAGAACTACAAGAATTATGTTGGGGATTGAAAAAAGGAGAGTATAAGGGTGTAGGCTATGATAAGTTTGCCGATATGCTCTTTGATATTCAAAAAGTAATTGAGCATTCATTGTGGTTAGAAATACCTGCTGATAAGAAAAATAATAGTACAAATAATGCTTTTCCTCCTAAACAATTTGGAGAAGAGCCTTTAATAACGATTAAATCAAAAGAAGTATGAGAATTAAGAAAATTATATCACAGTATCGCCGAGATTTTCAAGCGATATATGAGTGTGAGCATTGCGGACATACCGAGCAGGGTTATGGATATGATGATGAGTATTTTCACCAGAATGTAATTCCAGACAAGGTTTGCCCAAAATGTGGTAAGAAAGCGACAGACGATTACCGTCCATTAGCGACGAAATATCCTGATGGAATACAAGTGTGAAAATATGAGCGTAATAACAGAGAGTTCACAACAGAAAATAAATTTTGAAGGATAAAAGTAATATGAACAGAGAAATATTATTTAGAGCAAAATGCTTTGGCAACTGGCGTTATGGAAGTTATGTATACTTTGTTAAAAAGCCTACCAATAGCCGTTGTAATATAAATTACAAAGATTTCATTGTAACTAATGAAGATGACGGAGAGCATTATTATCCTATTACAGAACTTCATTCTATTGGTCAGTACACTGGACTGAAAGACTGCAACGGAAAGGAAATCTTCGAGGGGGATGTAGTAATCATTGGAGAGAAACTAAAAGCAAAGGTAATATACTATGATGGTGCTTTTAGGATGCAGTCCGAATTTAGCCCTACACCAATAGATACAACCGATATGGGCTATATGATGCGCGAGTTCAGTGTTCGCGTTATCGGAAATATCCACGACAACCCAGAACTAATCAAGAAAAGCGTATGAGAAAAATAATGTTTAGTGACAAATACTTCCTTACAAAGGCGGTTCTTGACGGGACAAAAACGATGACAAGGCGAGTGCTGAAAAACAATGTGCCGCTTGGTAACTGGGAGGAAACAGAAAAACATCTGCCTTACAAGGTCGGTGAAGTTGTGGCAATCGCACAAAGCTATAAGAGTATTGTTGATGAGAGAGGCGAAGCCCAAATAACATTGGACTTATATAAAATTGGTGATAATTTCCTTACTATGGACGAAATGGGTGCTGGTTGGAATAATAAGATGTTTGTGAAAGCCAGCTTAATGCCCCACCACATCAAAATTACAGATGTCAAGGTAGAACGCTTGCGGGATATTTCAGAAGAAGATGCATTAAGAGAAGGTATTTTAAAACTTGCCTCTGGTTACTATTACCCTCCAACCGGAAGAAATTGGGCATTCTCCACTCCACGTATGGCATTTGCTTTTCTCATTGATAATGTCAGCGGCAAAGGCACATGGGAGCGCAATCCGTGGGTGGTAGCGTATAGTTTTGAATTAGTAGATTAAAAGAAAATAAGCGTATGGAAGAATTAAATAAAATTACAAATGATACGGCAAATGACATAGAGAAGCTCTTAGATGAGAAAAGAAGACGGTATCGTGCTTATGAGGGTAAATCACGCGCAGGGTCAACACCCTACGCAAGTAAAAGGAAAAAGAAACGTAAAAAGTAAATAATATGGATATAGAAAAAGCAAGACTGGCGAGCGAGGTCTTATCAGAACTTGACAGATTGGAAAAAATTAAAAGACATATGAATGAAGAAGATGGTAGTTGGTGGTCTTTTCTTACGCCCGACATAAAAAGATGGGAGGAAGACGGATTAATAATGCCTGAAATCCTATGTGAAGAGTTTACGAAAGCCGTAGACAGAAGTATTGAACAATTAGAAAAACAAATAGAAGAATTATGAAAGTAGAATTACAAGTAGGTGATACAATAACTATTCCTGAAGGCTGCAAGGCGCAAATCAATGGCAATGAGGTTATTATTGAGAAAGAGAAAAAGGAGGAAGATTTCAAAAGGGGTGATATCTTGGTGAGCCTTTATAATGAAATTATACTTGTTGATGATTATGATTTCGAAGGAGGGCATTTATATAGTTTCGTTAACGTTGACAGGTATGGGAAGCTATATAAGGAACCGTATTTTCAGTGGAACGAATGGCACGATTGGCGTCTTGCCACCGACGAAGAAAAGCAATTCCTTTTCGACAAGATGAGAGAGAAAGGGCTAAAATGGAATGCAGAAGAGAAGCGAGTGGAGAAGATTAGGTGGAGAGCAAAGTACGGAGAAGAATATTGGTATGTTACATCATCATGCTCTGTTGCTGGTGACTTCATGCGAGAAGAAAATTCACTAACTGGCGAAGGTGCATTAGAGGATTGGGCTGGGTACAACCATTTCCGAAAGAAAGCACAGGCCGCTGAAGCTGCAAAGCGAATGAAAGAAGTATTGCGTAAGTATCACGAGGAGATAGGAGAATGATGTATGAAAGCAAGAATTATCGAAACAGGGGAGGAACAACATGGCAAGAAAAGTTGAGAATTTGAACGCAGGTTCAACCTTCTACTATAATAGGAGCAAGTGCCACGTTGTAGGCTTTTGCAATACTTTTGAGAACGGAGAAGCGGTGGTACTTATTGTTTACAAATATTGGCTTAAATACAGAAAGTATTGGAAGTATGGTGTCGTAGAGGGCTGGATGCTGCAAATGTGGTTTGATGAGCAAGGAAGCCACAAACCGATTACTCGCAAAGCCAAGAAAATAAAAACGGATCTGTTACGATGTTAAATATTTCCCTTGTTGCTTTCTTGTGGGGGTGTTATTGTGATGATAGCACCCCCATTTTTCTATTGTCAAATTGCGAGAGTTATAAATAAATTCATTATCTTTGCGGTGTTAATTACTTTATTTTAATAAATATTTTGTTTATATGGCTGAAAAGGTAACGGAAACCAATATCGACTCCTTGAAACAGGATGATAAGAACTTTAACAAAGGTACGAAGAAGGGCCGAAAGTTAATAGACAAATCTATTAGGAAGTTCGGTGCTGGGCGTTCTATCCTTCTGGATAAGAATAACCGTATTATTGCAGGAAATAAGACGCAGGAACTGGCACGAGAAGCTGGTATAAAAAAGGTTATTGTTATCGATGCCAAGCCTGACGAACTGGTGGCAGTACGCAGGGGTGATGTGGACTTGGATAGTGAAGAAGGTCGCGAGATGGCTCTGGCGGATAATGCTACTGGGGCAGCCAACCTTGACTGGGACGATGAGACTTTATCGAGGGCACAAGAAGAAATTGGGCTATCGGTAGAGGATTGGGGGCTGTCTATTGGTCCGAAGATTGACGATACATACAGCAGGAAGATTGAGGCACCGGTATATGAACCTTCCGGGGTGTCACCTAACCTATCCGACTGCTACGATAGCACAAAAACAAAGGAACTTATTGCGGAGATAAAGAAAGCGGATCTACCTGATGAGGTTCGGGAGTTCCTGATGTATGCTGCTTATAGGCACACGGAATTTAATTACGGGATGATAGCGGACTACTATTGTAATGCTTCAAAGGAGGTGCAGGAGTTATTCGAAAATTCTGCTTTGGTGATTATAGATTTTAAGAAGGCTATCGAGAATGGTTTTATACGAATGACTGATGAGCTTTTAGATGAATATGCCAAGGAGTATGAAGAAGGTTGATTTTAAGAATGATTTTGTCGTATTCATTCTAACACATGGAAGAGTGGATAACCAGTACACTTATCGATCTCTGTGCGAGCAGGGATATACTGGGCGGTGTGTATTCATCCTTGACAATGAAGATGGTCAGGTGGAGGAATATAAGCGGAGGTATGGGGCGGATAACTGCTATGTCTTTGACAAGCTGGCTATGAGTAAGCGGATAGATGAAGTTTTCCGTGGGGACAGACGAGTGATAGTGTATGCCCGTAATGCTTGCTTTGATGCTGCCCGCGCTCTGGGTTACAAATATTTCATCGAGCTGGATGATGATTACACTTCGTTTGTATGGAGATTTGATGCTGGATGTGCCTATAACCCAAAGACACCGAAGATAAAAAGTCTCGATACTGTGTTTGAGTTAATGCTGCGGTATTATGTAAATTCTCCACTTACAAGTTTGGCTATGGCACAGGGAGGCGACTTCATAGGCGGAAGTAGCAACCAAATGCTGCGGAGTATTGGAACGAAAAGAAAAGCGATGAATAGCTTTATTTGTTCCGTAGATAGACCTTTCGAGTTTAAGGGGCGGATAAACGAAGATGTGAACGCATACACGCAGCTTACTTCTGTAGGCAAGATATTCCTAACTATCGTACAATGTAACTTGCAGCAGAAGATAACACAGTCGAATGGTGGAGGAATGACTGATGTGTACAAAGATAGTGGAACGTATGTAAAGAGCTTTTCAAGTGTGATTGTATTTCCAAGTGGTGTGAAGGTAACGTTACTTAATAGCCACCACAAGCGCATCCATCACAATGTGTACTGGGAGCATACAGCACCGAAGATACTACAGGAAAAATGGAGGAAGAAATGAACAAGGAATTTGAGAAACGCAAAGGACGTTTAACCACGGAGGAAGCACGCGAAATTGGAAAGAAGGGGGGCAAGGCTTCTGTGAAGGCACGTAGGGAGAAAAAGAAACTACGTGAGCTGGTAGAAACCTTTGGGGAGTTGCCAGCACCAGAGAAGGTTAGAAAAGTGATGACGGAGCTTGGCGTATCAGAAAATGATATGCGAACTAATAATATGGCTATCGTTGTAGGTCTCTTTCAGAAGGCTATTAAGGGCGATGTGTTTGCATTTAATGCCATTAGGGATATAAGGGGCGAGAAGCCTGTGGATGAAACAAAACTAACTGGAAGTATGGATAACCATATCGAGATAGGTTTTATAGAAACGGGTGTAGAGCCAGTAAGTGATGAAAGCGAGGTCGATGTATGATAATGCCGTTTAAGGTTATTGGGCCATTATTCCGTGCTAATATGGATAAGACTGCGAGGGTGTATATAAATCAGGGGGGGACGTCTTCTGGTAAGACATACACGATAATGCAGGTGCTTATCTATTTGGCCATTCTGGAAGCTGGGAGTATAACCACGGTAGTAGGTCAGGACTTGCCGAACTTGAAAGTTGGTGCGCTTCGTGATGCAAAGACGATATTAGCTGGCTCGGACTGGCTGGCTGGTTACTTTAATATGCACGAGAGTGGACACTATTTGCAATGCAGTAATGGTTCTGTGATTGAGTTTAAGAGTTATAAGGATGAGCAGGACGCAAAGAACGGTAAGCGTGATTATCTCTTTGTGAATGAGGCTAACGGTATACCTTACGAGATATACTGGCAGTTGGCTATTCGTACACGAAATAAGGTATGGGTAGACTACAACCCATCCGAGAGGTTCTGGGTGCACAATGAGATAAAGGGGCGCAGAGGTACTAAGACTATTATATCAGACCATCGAGGCAATCCTTTCCTATCTAAGGAGGAGCACGAACGTATCGAGGGTATCGAGGACAAAGAACTATGGAAAGTGTATGCTCGCGGTTTGACGGGTAAGCTATCTGGTGTTATCTTTCCTAACTTTCGTATTGTGGATAGTCTGCCGGAGCGTGCAAGCTGGAAGATACAGGGTTATGGGCTGGACTTTGGATTTACGAACGACCCAACGGCTCTGGTGCATTGTGTGATTGCTCACGGGGAGTTATGGACCGATCTCGAAATATATGAGACTGGGCTAACAAATCCTATGATAGCGGAGAAGGCAAAAGAGGCTGGGCTAACGAAAGCAGATCAGATAATAGCTGATAGTGCAGAGCCGAAGAGTATAGCCGAGTTGCGTAATGCTGGGTTGTGGGTTATCCCTACAGTGAAGGGAGGAGACAGTATAATGGTGGGTATTGATATACTGCATCGCTATAAATGGAATGTTACACGGCGCTCTGCTGGACATATAGAGGAATTACAAAGTTACAAGTGGAAAACGGACAGAGACGGTAAGAAAACGAATACTCCCGTTGATAAGTTCAATCATGCTATAGATGCTACAAGGTACTTTGCCCTGATGAGGCTGAATGTAAGAAGAGTGGGAAGGGCAAGAGCTCATTACAATAAACTTGATTAAAAATGGATACGAGTACGAGGTTTAGGGAATGGATAGTGCGCGCGGAGTTCAGCCGAGATACTGAACAGTTGGAGCTGGAAAAACTCACAAGGCCACTGAAAGTGGGAAAAGTGTGCACGCCGGATAATTTAGATAATATGACCATCGGGCAAATGGTGCAGCTGGCAGATTGTAAGGATGTACGAGATATGTTCTATACGGCCTGCCATGTACTGCTGGGCATGAACAAGGAACAGGTAGACGATAGTTGGGCTGTTGATGTCGTTCGCTTCTGTGGTTGGGTTGCTGGTAGGCTGCAACGTATAAACGCGTTGTTCGATAGTGTAAAGGGAAAGCCGACAAATGAAGAGGAAAAAGCAGGTATTGATAAACTTAAGTTTGGAGTGTTCGGCTTGATAGACTGGTATGCCCTAAGAATGGGGATAACAGACCATGAGGAGGTAACGAAAGTAACTTGGGGTAGAGTGTATAAATGTCTTGAAATGGACAATAAAAGGCATGAATTTGATAAACGATTAGCAAAGATATATGAAGATGAGCATCGAAGATAAGATAAGAGAGATTGCCGAGAATAAGTTCAAGGAGTACAGTTATGTGTTCGAGGACTGGAATGGTGCGGCAGAGGTCGTTGATAGAGTTTCATTGCCAGCTATTATCTGCTTGTTGCCTCCAAGTGGGTATTTTGACTTTGCACGAGGAAAAGTCAAAGATAGTGAGGATATGTCTATCGCCTTTGTTGATAAGGTTGTAAGAGACGCTAATGGGAACGATAATGAAGAGGTCTACACAAGAATGAAGCGAACGGCTGGAAAGTTTATCGACGCAATGAATAAAAGCCGGTACTTTGAGCCTATTGAGGGGAAGATAAGATACTAAACGATA